GCCGGCGCTGCCTCTGGCGACACCGGGCAGACCGTTCAGTTTGACTACATCGGCAAGACGATCATTGCTGACAAGGAAACTGGCACCCTGGCCATCACGGTTGGCGGTACGTCGCTTCTGAGCCGTGCTGGCACCGTCAACTCGTCCACGCTCACGCTGGCGACGCAGGACGCGATCCGAGGCCAGGCCACCATCCGTATTGCCCGTAGCTAGTCCGTGACGGAGGCCCGTCATGGCTGACTACTCAGCGGGCGTCACGGCTACGTGGAACAGTGTGAACTTCGGTGAGGTTACGGAACTGACCGTAACTCACGGCGGTGCTCTTCCATTGGCTCGCGCCAGTACGTGGACGCTTGACATTGGCACTATAGAACTAAAGTGCCTAACCACGGCGAACATCTCCACTGCCAACTACGGCAAGCGTGCGCAAGTCACTATCACTGGTGGCGGGCTTGCTTACTCGGGCAACGCAGTGCTTGAGAAGTTCACCATGGCTGGCGTGGTCAATGACGTGACGCGCTACGCGGTCACGCTACGAGTCCAAGGCTAGGAGAAACCATGAGCCTCAGCGTTGCAGACCTTGCCAAGCAGATCCTTGATGCCGATGACTTGCCGATCCTCAAGGTGACGGTGCGTGAGTGGAAGGGCGGAGACGGCAAGCCGCTCGTGCTCGGCGTTCGCGTCATGACCGTCGAAGAGCGGGACAGCTACGAAAAGGAGTGGGTGGGCAAGAAAGAAACGGGCATCGACAACTTCCGGACGAAGTATCTGGCCCGCTGTCTGTGCCATCCCGAGAGCGGCGAGCGTCTTTTTGACGAGGCTGGCATCGAGCAGCTGGCGAAGAAGTCAGCGGCCATCGTGTCCAAGCTCTTTGAGAAGGCGCTCAAACACAACAACATGACAGAAACCGACGTGGAGGAACTCGCAAAAAACTGAGCGTCCGCCCGACGAGGCGTTTCCTGTTTCGTCTGGCGGGGCACTTGGGAATGACGGTGAGGGAACTGTCTCGCCGCATGGATTCGCAGGAGCTCACGGAGTGGATTGCGTTTACTCGCTACTACCACGCTCTCCCTGATCCATGGCGGCAGACAGGCCTACTGACGAGTGCCGTGCTTGCACCGTACTCCCAGCAAGGCAAGGCACCGAAAGCAGACGATTTCAACCCGATTGAGAAACCACCCCAGCACGCAGACGAGATGAAGCGGGAGCTGCAAAAGCTCCTGGCGTTCCCCGAATAAGCCATGGCCACCATCCTCTCACTCGCGCTCAAGGTAAACGCCGACGCCTCTGGCGTGGTGAAGAACCTGACGCCAGCTGAGCGGGCGCTGGAGAAGTTGGCTGGCCAAGCGTCTAAGGCCACAAGCGTCTTTGACGAGTTCGCTGGCACAAGTTCCGCCGCCGCAAACGCTCAGTTCAATGCGTCCAAGTCCATGGCAGACTTGGCGGACAGTCTCAAGCGTGGCGAAATCACTGCGCAAGAGTTTGCGTCTAGGTATGCGGACCTCAGCGACGCAATCACCAAGGAGGCTGCGGCCCTCAAGCGTGCGGCCCAGATCACAGAAGCCAACATTTCGCCGGCAGAGAAGTACAGCAGGACCGTTGCTGAACTTGACGATCAGTTGCGAGCCGGCCGCATCTCGCAAGAGACGTACAACCGTGCTCTAGAAAAGGCCAAGGGCGATCTCGACAAGACTTCCACTGCCGTGGACAAGACCGACAAGAGCATGGAGTCTCTTGCCAGGAATACAAAGATTCTTGCCGGCATCGAGATTGGCCGCCTGTTCTTAGACGGGCTCTCGGCTATCGGGAACGTCTTTCAAGATATTGGCTCTCGCGTCACGTCGCTCGTCTCAAGCGTCAACACGTCTGTCGATACGCTCAATGACTTCTCGGCCCGTACCGGCATCGGCGTTGAGGCGTTGCAGGGCTACTCGCTCGCGGCCAAGCTGGCCGGCGTTGATACCGAGCAGTTCGGCGCAGCGGTGCAGCGGCTGGCCGTGAACATTGGCAAGGCTACGCCTGGTGATGCGCTCGACAAGTCGCTCAGAGGAATCAACCTTTCGGTTGCTGAGCTCAGGGCCCTTGCGCCGGAAGACCAGTTCTCGGCCATCGGCAACGCCATCTCTCAACTACCAACGGCCGCCGATCGTGCAGCTGCTGCGGTTGAGATCTTCGGCAAGCAGGGTGCTGCCCTGGCACCGCTATTCCGTGAGGGGGCCGCAAGCCTCGAGGAGCTCAAGGCCAGGGCTGAGCGGCTCGGCATCATCGTCAGCGAGACGCAGGTGAACAACGTCGCTGACATGAACGACGCCTTCGACTTGGTGCGAGCCACCATTGAAGGCATCGTTGGGCAGGTGATTGGCAACCTCGCGCCAGCTGTCACGGACGTGACGAATCAGTTTCTGCAGTTTGTGGAAAGCTGGAGCGGTGCCCAAGGCGAGGGCGGCACTGGCATTGCCAACGCCATCACAGATGTGCTGCTGCAAGGGGCTGAGTACTTCGCCGGAATCTTTGATGAGTTCGTGGCGAACTTTGGAAGCCTTGGCGAAACATTCTCGTACGCTGCGGACATCTTTGACGTAGTGAGCAAGGTGCTGCTGACGGCATCTGAAGGACTGCGTGCGGCATTCAACGCCATTCAGTTAGGCATTGACGTTCTGCTGATTGGGTTCGGGAAAATCATTGAGTCAATAGGCAGCTACATCAGCAGTGACTTGGAGCAGTTCGGCGCAGGGCTTGCGGCTGCGTCCCAGGAGTCAGCAGAGAAAAACTCCCGCGAGATGGAGGCCGCAGCAGCCAACGCTGCGAATACGTTCAACAGCATCTTCGCCGGCGGCGACGGCAACGCACAGCAGGCAGGACAGGGCGCGGCATCGCAGTACCTCAGCGGCCTGCGTTCAGAGATCGAGAACGCACGCCGCCCAGAAGTTCAAGTTGAGCTCAACCTTGGCGACACCGAAGAGCGACTGCAGCAGTTCTTGGCAACTGCTGGCGACGAGGCTTCCGTATTCCTGCAGCAGTCCATGGCGACCGTCGAGACGTTCCAAGAGATGGCAGCCGCTGGCGGGCTGACTGCGGACCAGATTGAGATCATGAACGGATTCATGGAGAACGTGAACGCTGAGCTTGATAAGGAACTGGCGAAGAGGCAGGAGGCTGCGGATGCCGCCTTGGCCCAGGCCGACGCAGACCGCAAGCGGCTTGACCAGTTGATGGAGACGAAGGACGAGGGGGCCAGGATCGAAAACGACTTGCTTACGGTGCAGCGTGAGCAAGCCCGCGTCTCGGAGCAGCTGGCCGCAGCCCGTGCTGCCAACAATCAGGCGGATGCCGACTCCGCTGCTGCCCGTCAGGCAGAGCTTGACCAACTGACGGCCAAACTCGAGGACGAGCAGCAGGCCCTTGAGCAGGGCTTCGGCGCTGGGTTTAACGCGGCCTTCCAGTCGGTTGACCAGAACATCGACCAACTGATTGCCAAGTCTCAGGAGTTTGGCCAAGCCGGATTTGACGCAGCCCTGCGTCTACAGGAAGGGATTGCTGCCGCGCAAGAGCAGGCACGAGACGGCATTCTCAATGCCGAGGCTTTCAACGCAGAAGTGCAACGGCAGCAGGAGCTCTTCAATCAGGAGCTCGCCAATATCCAAGAGGCAGAAAAGGCTAGGGACGCGGCGGCTGAAGACAGGAAGGCCAAGGAGCAGGAGCGAACCAACGCTGAGCTTAAGGCCCAGGACGATTACCGCAAGCAGCAAGAGACTGCCCTGCAGGCGTACCAGCAACAGCAGCAGCAGGCCCAGCAGCAGTACGCCCAGGAGCAGGCCCGCATCTTTGCCGAGCAGCGCAAGGCCGCCGAGGCTGAAGCGAAGCGGCAGGAAGAACGCATCCGCAAACTCAACACGCTGGGCCAACAGTCGATCAACGTGGCCGACGTGCGAAGCGTTGAGGGGGCAAACCTAGTGCTGCAGACGGCGGCTCAGGCCCAAGACCCCGCACTGATTCAGGCAAGGCTTCAGACAAAGCTTCTTGAGCGGGTGGCACTTGGCATCGCCCAAGCGGCGAGCAACTACTTTAACCAGCCCGTCGCAATCGTCGGTGCTGCAAGGCTTAACTGATGGGCGTTGCGTCATACGAAGAACTTGCTAGGACTTTTGAGAACGAGCTAGGTGGCTCCCCGAAGGCCGTCCGCACCTGGGCTGTGACGCTGACTGATGACACGCTGCAAAACAACCCAACCACGCACGGCGCTGTCATTAATGCGCTGGGCATAGACAACTACGGAGCTCAGCACCCTGATATAGCCAACTCATACTTCGGCCTTCGCAAAATAACCCTCACTGAACGCTACTCAGATTCGCCGTACCACGTTCTTGCTGTGGCTGAGTATGGCGTGGTTTCCGCCAACGAACTGCTATCCCCAACGTCCCGCGCTGCGGAGTGGAGCTTTGAGTCAAAGCCAAGCCAGGTGGCGGCGCTCTACTACTGGGACGGCACGACTCGACGCCCGCTGACAAACTCTGCGTTTGACTACTACGAGGGGCTGCAAACTGAAGAGCTTATTGTGGTGGCAAAGGTTTCAAAGAACTACTCGGACTTTGATGCCGATAACGGGCCGGTTCATCTAATCAACGCAACCAACAAACTGAACTCTGGCAACTACCTCGCAGCTGCAGGCACAAGCAACGTCCACTGCTGGAAGGTGGCTGGCGTCTCTACTGAGTACGTCACCGAAATCTACAACAACGTGTCCCACCAGTATTGGCGAACTACGTCAGAGCTTCAGTATCGCCAAAGCACATGGAACTTGTTTCTGCCAGATGTTGGATGGAACTTTATCGACGGCGGCCAGAAGCGACGCGCGATGGTTTTTGATTTCCAGAATGGCGAGTGGGTCGCGTCCGCAAATCCTGTCGGACTTAACGGCTCTGGCGGCATGAACTTCACTAACTTCCCGTTCATTAATGAGCGTCGCGTCTGCGAGGAAGTGAACTTCTCCCCGCTGTTCGGCACGCCTCCAACCGTGTAGCAATGGCCCGCCAAAAGAAGCCAGCCGACGCGGTGCAGTTCACTCGGGAAAGCGCCGAGCGTGTGGCTCGCGTCGTTCGCCAAGCCGAGATCACGCCGGCAGCTGCGTCGCCCCTGACGTTTGATAGGCGTTTATCTGATAGGCACCCGAAGCAGGTGCGGGCCGCGACGTTCTCAGGCGCGTGGCCGATTGGCAGCGTCAAGACGGTAACGTTCAAGTACGCCCCAACAGCTACAGCGAACGTCACCAACTTGTCGTGGCCAATCGCCCTGTCGGGCTACGTTAACGAGGACTGCGTTGTTGGGCGAGAAGGCACCAACTGGTGGCTCGTTGTGCCGAAGCTTGAAGGGCCAACGGCGGTCTTTGTGACGCAGACGCAAGACGGCACGAACCTTGTGAGCATCGCCATTGCAGCGACGCTGAACACCAACACCTGCGGCATCACGGTGAGCCAGACACCAAGCACCACACGCATCACGCTTATCACGGCAACAGTCACTTCGTCCTACCTTAGACTGCGGGTGCCCTGATGGCTTGCCCGTGCTGCCAGCAGGAGACGTGCGTAAGCCCACGGTGTTGCGAATGCTTTGCAGCCCTTGGCAACAGGTATCCGCGATTCATCAACGTCACCGTTGCAGGCTCATGTGTAATTACTGACCCGTTCATACTCAGTTTTTGCGGCGGTGGCGTGACGTATAACTTCAACGAATCATTAACGCTATCTAGGGTGGGCACTGATTATTCGCCAGACTGTCCGGCCTTTAGGTTTGATGGAGGCCAGCTATGCACTCCACTGCCGGAAGGTTGCTGCGAAGTCAGCGGAATCGGCATCAACGTCTCATTTTGGTTTTGGGGCACTTCTGCTTATGCCAACCTCGGTGAGTTTAGCGTCAGTGTGAGGCACCCTTCTATCTGCAGTGCCTGCGGCTTGGGTACATCAATGTATGGCGTAGCGAACTGGGTGTACACAGGATGCGAAAATGCGATTTCGCAGGCTGGCACAATTGCAATTAACCCAGTCGGGCGGTTCATTGGTGGCTCTGGGTCTGCAACTGTAACCGGGTTTCAATATTGACCAATGTTCTGCGTTTGTGATCCGCATACTAGAAAATGTGTTCAGTGCGGAATCGGTGACGATTTCTGCGGATCATTGCGCAACTGCACTGCTGCAAGCGGTCAGCCTTCATCTGATGTGGCTCATGGTGCAGGCAGTGAACTTCACGACCTTCTACGCGACTGGTTAGGCATTGAGGCAACGCCAGACTGCCCGTGCCGCAGCATGGCCGCAAAAATGAACAAGATGGGCCCTGATTGGTGCGAGGGAGAAGGCATGCCAGTTATCCTCGGCGTGATGCGTGCCGAGCACGCCAAGCGGTGGGCCGATGGTCGCACGATCCTGCCGTGGACTGACGCAGGGGCAAGGCAGTTAGTGCTGCTGGCGTGCCGCAGGGCCAGGGCCAAGACTGGTTGACACACCTGCCACGCTGCGGGCAAAGGAGCGGCCAGTGCCCGACGACCACGTTTTCACATTGAACGGCGACGAGCGGTGGCTGCTGCGTTTCACCACGCTCAAGGGTGCTGCCTATGGCTACACGTTCAGCCAGAAGGCGAAGCACCCGCGAATCATCCTTGACGCTCGCATGCGTGGCCGCAAGAAGCTCGAGGTGCTAGTGCATGAACTGTTGCACGCCTTGAATCCAACTCAGTCTGAGGAGCACGTTGAGCAGCAGGGCAAGGATATTGCCCGCGTGCTCTGGAGTCTTGGATACCGAGAGGTGAATGATGGGCCGTAGTGCTGGCACCTTCCGCAGAAAGAACGCTTCCGACGCCTGGAACGTCACAAGCCTTGAAGGCAGCGTCACCCGCATTGACTTCAACCAGCGCCTGTGGGTGCTGCTCTCGAGTGACTGGCATTGGGACTCGGTGAAGTGCAGCCGAGAGAAGTTGTCTGCGGACCTGACCAAGGCCCGCGAGCTCAACGCCGCAGTGCTCAGCATTGGCGATCACTTTGACGCGATGGGTGGCAAGTACGATCCGCGCAGCAATGGCAAGTGGGACGTAAGGCCAGAGTTTCAGAGGGGCAACTACTACGACGACATTGTTACCCAGTGCGCGGAGTACCTTGAGCCGTACCGCGAGCAGATGGCGCTCATCACGCCGGGCAACCACGAGACGGCTGTGCGGAAGCGCATGGAGACGTGCCTGACCACGCGGCTCGTAGAGCAGTTGCGAGTGCGTGGCAGCAAGTGCAGGGCCGCTGGCTACTCAGGCTGGGTGATGTTTCGGGCCAAGGCCGGAAAGACAAGCACGGCGCTCTATCGGCTTTGGTATCACCACGGCTACGGTGGCGGCGGCCCGGTGACTCGCGGCGTCATCGACTACAGCCGCTACCTCACAGACGTAGACGCTGACTGCGTACACGCCGGGCACGTCCACCAGCGGACGCTGATTGAGGCCAGCCGGCAACGGCTCTCGCCTACGGGACTGGTGCGGGTGCGGCCGATTCACCTCGTTCGATCGGCGGCCTACAAGCAAGAGTGCCTCACCGATGGCTGGGCCGTAGAGAAGGGCATGAGCTCACGCCCGCTTGGCGGTTGGTGGATGCTCTTGCGGTGGAATGTAGACCATACGGAGTTGCGGGCATCATTCCACGATTCACCAAGGGACGACAATGACGACCACGATTGAAGACGCCAACGAGTTGCTGCGTTCTGCTGTGCAGATCCGCCGCGAGGCCCAGGCGGCAGGCAAGCCACATGAGGAGTGGTATGGCGTGTCGCAGGCGGCGACAGATCCTAGGTGCTTTGTCGCAAGTACCGAGGAAACGCAACACGTCGATGAGCCATACATCGAGCACCTGCTGCACGAGCACCACCTGCACCGTGCTGGCCTGACGCAGGACGAACTAGACGAAGCCCTTGAGCGTCTGGCCGGCGACGGCATCACGCACGAGCAGCGGCCCGGCTCGCTGCCGTTTCTGGAACTGCTCGAGGAGGTGCGGCATCTGCACCTGAGCAAGAGCCAGGACTACGGGAGCGAGAGCGACCCGCTGGCCAACATCCGCCAGGGCGCTGAGTTCGTTGGCATCGAGCCGTGGCGTGCCTGTCTCGTCAGAGTGGCCGACAAGGTGCAGCGGCTGAAGACGTACTGCCGCACCGGCCGGCTCGTCCACGAGGGCGTGCGTGACACGCTGCTGGATCTCTCGGCGTATAGCCTGCTGGCGATTGTGCTTTTCGATGAGGGCCGCAATGGCTGAACCGCTGACGCCCGAACACCTTGCCACCATGGAGCAGGCCGCCCGCCGTTTCTCGGGAGCTTACACGGGCACGAGCGGGACGCTGGCCGGCTACGTGATTCACTTGTTGCAAGAAGTGCAACGGCTCAAAGCCGAGTGGCAACTGCTCGCGGTGGCAAAGGCCATGAAAGAAAACGCCTAGGCCAGGGCTTGAGCGGCGGCGGTTTTATCCCTTTCCCGCCGTCGCTCGCCCTGTGCCTAGGCCGCTGGCGTGCTTGGCCCGTTCAGATCCAGCGGCGGCAGGCAGTCAACGCTGCTCTGCTCTGTGGGGCAGATCGTGGGGTCCACGTACCGCTCCTGTAGCTTCGGGTCGCTGTGATCAAGCACCTGCGTGGCTGCGGCCGTACCGCCCGCCAGGGCTGCGTATGAGGCCCGAGTACGCCTAAGCCCGTGGAAGCCCCTGTAACGCACGCCAGAGAGCCTGCAAAGCAGCTTGAGGCTAGTCCACAGGCTTCCCCTGGCTCTGTCCCAGTGCCACACCAGTTCGTCAGGCTGGCCCCGCTGCGGCAGCATCATGGCCGCCAGCTGCTCGGTGAAGTCTCGCTCTATGTCGTGCGTCTGCCCTTTGCGAGTTTCACCGCGAAATATCACCCGCCGACGCTCGAGGTCTAGTTCGCCCCACCTGAGCGACAGCAAAGCCGTTGCCCGTTCGCCAGTGCAGTACGCCATGTAGATCAGCGTGGCCCACCACCAGCACGACAACTTTCCGCCGGTGCGTCCGCGCCGGTGACGCGACTGCCGAATCAACTGCGCCACGTCTTCGGCCGTGTAGGCCCGGCCTGTTGGGATGCTCTTTGACACCTTGATGCGTGGCAACTCTGGAAAGTCTTTCGCCCACCGCTTGCGGGCAGCCAGATTCCACACAGCGGCCAGCATCACCTTGTCTTTCTGCACGCTCGCTGGCCTCACAACCTTGCCTCCCCAGGACTGCGTAGCACGGGCTCTGAGGTAGCGACTGATCACGAGGTCATCTAGGTCGGCAACCGTGGGCTCGTGCTTTAGGAACGCACGCAGGCGATCCAAGAGCATTGAGTACAGCACCATCGTCTTGGGGTTCAGATTTCGCAGATCCGCATACCGCTCGAACAACTCAGCCAACGTCATCGGTTCCATTTCCGCTCTCCTTTTTTGAGTAGTGTACAGAAGTTCACGTCTGCACGCTGTACAAAATCACGAGCGGACTCGCCTCCACTCATACTTTCGTACAGCACTCAACTATGGGCAGCCGGCCTTGCGGATTCCACCGCTCGCGCCGGTTGCCCTAGTTGGACAGTCTGGGCAAATGGACAGTTTGACTAACTCCCGCTCAACAGTAGTATTGGGGCATGATCGCAATGGCTCACAAGATTGAAGGCGGCGAATACCTGACGATTGCTGAGGCCGTCGCCTACATCGGCTGCACGGACTCGTGGGTGAGGCACCTCATCCGCGAGGGCAAGCTCATAGTTCGGACGTTCTCTGAGCGGTTGAAGCTAGTCCCGCTGGCGGAAGCGGAGCGGGCTCGAGACGGGCTGAGCACCAGAGCCAACGGCAAGAAGCACCTTGCCAAGCGTCCTGCCGCTAAGCGGAAGAAGCCGAAGAAGGCTGTCGCTCGCCGGAAGTAGCGTTTCCACGGCGAAAACTGCCAGAAAAAATCTTTTGTGGACTACTTGACGCCTAACTTCCGATAGCCTAGAGTATTGGCGTGCGAGCGAATGAGACTCGCGGCCAGAAAGTGGACACGAAACGATGAAGACAACGGCCAGATGGTTTTGGATTTACGGCGTGCCGTATTGCCCTGGTTGCGTCGGCGGCAGGTCGCAGGTGATGAGCAACGGCGGCAGCGGCGGATCTTGTCTGAGCCGCGATGAGAAAGCTCGAGCATCGCGTGAGGTTCCGCCGGCCGGGGCGAGGTGCCATTGTTGCGGAACAGCTGCACACTGACTCACCTCGGCCAAGGAGGGCCACATGAAACGCCGATGGAACGCCGCCCTGCAATCGCTCGTCCTCGTCCGCCTAGGCCAGGAGCTCGGCACCTCGAGCGACCTTGCCCAAGCCATTGCCCACAGCATCGACGCACTGGTTCATGCGCTGGCTGGAGCACTTGCACGTTAACCGAACTTCCGTTAGCCTCTAGCCCAAATCCCGATACGCACTACCCGCTGCTGTACAAAAGTTCGACTCCTCAAACCACTGTTTTCCCCGAGCGCCACGCAGATAATTCCGATTTGACACGCTAGTGAACAGGCGTATAGTTCGCCAACTCAAACGAAGGAGACAGCCATGACCATGACGCCCAGGAAAAGCAGGTTTGGAAACACGCAGCTGTTCTTTGTCGTTGATCCTCAGTTTGCCGAGCAGGTTTCGGCCGTTCGATGGAGCAGGACGCGATTTGGATACCTAGAGAGCGTTGATCCAGAGACAAGAAAGCTCATCAAGCTTCACCGTTTTGTGTGGCGGCTGAAGCACGGCTGGCTTCCGAAAAAACTTGATCACATCAACAGGGTGAAGTGGGACTGCAGGATTGGGAACCTTCGCCCTGCCACTCAGTCGCTGAACGTTCGCAATCGCGATACAGCTGACCGCCCTTATCCGGTTGGCGTGCGCATGCGTCGCACGGCAGTTGCGTCATCCAGGCTCAAGTACGAGGCTCGCATCATGATTTACAGAAAGGAAATTTGGCTTGGTTGTTACGAGACGCCACAGGAGGCCGCCGCTGCGTATGCGACGGCTAGGGATGAGACATACCGACAGGAAGTGTGCAAGGCCACGAAGGAGGCATTCATGCAACAGCCCATGCCAGGAGACAACGAGTACCTAGCCGCAGTAGCTGGCCTGCACGAGCAGACGGTGAGCCCTGCCCCGAAGGTCACCTACGCCATTGGCGACTTCGTAAGCGGATGCTCAGCCGGCAAGCGTTGGCAGGGACGCATCTGGAACGTCGATGGCGACCGACTCAGCATCGAGATTGACGGCGGATGGCTGGCCGTCTCGGCCAAGGACGTGACGCACTGAACGCAGAAAGGACCGGCGGCAAGCGGAGCTAGTTGCCGGAAGGAGAGCGGTGGAACCGCAGTAGCAGGGACGCACTAACCACCCGCCGAGCAGGACGCGGAGCGGGCTTTTTTCAACAGCAAAGGACGCAGTATGAGCACGGAACTTTCAACACAACGGGCCAGCGGGCTGGCTCTTCAGACGTTCGATGACGCATGGCGGTTCTGGCAAATGGTGGCAAAGACTGACTTTGCCCCCAAGGATTTCAAGAACAAGCCTGAGTCTTGCATGCTCGCAGGGCAACACGGGGCAGAGCTTGGGCTTGGCCCAATGCAGTCTCTGCAGTGCATCGCCGTGATCAACGGACGGCCAACCATCTGGGGCGATGCCGCGCTAGCCTTGGTGCAGAGCTCGTCCGTTTGCGAGTTTGTCAGCGAGGCAGTTGAGGGCGACGGCGACCAGATGGTTGCCACCTGCATTGCAAAGCGGCGTGGCTACCCAGCCCCGTCTGCCATCAAGTTCAGCGTTGCCGACGCCAAGAAAGCAGGGCTGTGGGGCAAGTCTGGCCCGTGGACGCAGTACCCCAAGAGGATGCTGCAGCTGCGGGCCAGGGGCTTCGCCCTGCGCGACGCCTTTCCTGACGTGCTGCGTGGGCTTGTGACGGCCGAAGAGGCTCAGGACTACCCCACGCAGCCTGAGCCCGTCGTGGTGCGGCCGAAGTTCACCGACGAGCCCAAGGCCACCGTCGTGAAACTCAAGGCGGATCAGCCGGCCACTGCCAGCGATGCACTTGGCAACGCCCGCCTGGCGGTGAGCAAGGCCGACAGCATCACGGCGTTAAACCGTCTGCGAACGCTGGTGGCTCAGCGGCTCACGGAAGGCAAGTTCACGAAAGCCGAGCACGACGAGCTCGTCCAGTTGATGCTGCACCGGGCCGAGATGCTGGGCGACTCTGACGATGGCGTGGCGTTTGAGCACGAGGCCGCTGAGCACGAGGTGACGGCATGACCGAGCCACTCGTGATTGACGCCAAGGTCGTGGCGGACTACCTCGAGCGGCAGCACTTGCCACGCATGGCAAGTTGGGCCTTGGCCCAGGCCAACGCCGTGGCCCGCGAGCGACTCATGGCCGAAGTCTTTCGCCGCGAACTCAGCGACACGCTGCGAAGGCTTGAGAAGTACGAGCCCAGCATTCAGCACACGCCCGTGAGTTGCGTCCCACCACCAGAGAGCAGCGATTGAACACGCCACGCCATTGGCGAAGCAGGCTGACGAACACAGCCGCATTGGCCGCCTAGCGGTAGGTGGCGAGTAACAACCGCAGCCGACGCCGTTGATCCGGCGGTGAGTCGGTCGCGCCGGGCGTAACCCGGCAAATACACACGAAAGGATGCGTGGACGATGCAGGTTTATTTGGATGACGCAATCGACTCATACCGCAGATTCCTGCGTATCAAGTCGCTGCCGCGTTACGAGATCCACGGCCGTATGGCGTGGTTCCCAGACGAGTACGCAGGCGACATCGGCGTAGCTGCCGACCAGCCAGCCATTGCGTCATACGAGCCACGGCCTGGGCTCTTTGATTACCAGCGGGACATTGTGCGGCTGGCGGTTGAGAAGAAGCGTTACGCCATCTTCGCTGACTGCGGGCTCGGCAAAACGCTGATGCTGCTTGAGTTTGCACGGCACGTCCGCGAGACGGTGCCCGACAAGCCCGTGCTGATTGTGTCGCCGCTCATGGTGGTTAAGCAGACGGTGGCCGAGGCCCAGAAGTTCTACGGCGACACGCTGCCCATCGAGCAGGTGGCAGCCAAGGATCTGGCCAAGTGGATGAAGAAGCCAGGCGGCCGGCTTGGCATCACGAACTACGACGCACTGCGAGACGATACGCCTGCCGGCGATCTGGCGGGACTGATTCTTGATGAATCGTCCATGCTCAAGAGCCACTATGGAAAATGGGGCCAAGTCTGCCTGCGAATAGGTGCAGGCGTTGAGTGGAAGCTGGCCCTTACCGGCACGCCTGCACCGAATGACCGCATCGAATACGCCAACCATGCCGTATTTCTGGACGCATTCCCAAACGTCAACTCATTCCTGGCCAAGTTCTTCATCAATCGTGGCCAGACGATGGAGCGTTGGGAACTGAAGCCACACGCACTGCGGCCCTTCTATCGTGCTCTGTCGCACTGGTGCATCTTCCTGACAGACCCCAGCACCTACGGCTGGAAAGATAACGTCCACAACATCCCGCCCATTCACGTTCACATTGATGACGTGCGGCTATCTGCGGAGCAGGAGAAGGCCGTACGTGCAACGACGGGCCAGCTGTTCGTCACTGAGCTCGGCGGCATCACGACCAGGGCCAAGCTCTCGCGTATGGCCAAGTGCGAAAGCAGCATCAAGCCACAGTACATCGTGGACATGGTGCGAGAGTGGCCAACCGAAAGCACCATCATCTGGTGTCGATACAACGACGAGCAGGACATGCTGGCCCGCATGATTCCCGAGGCCGCGAGCATCGACGGCAAGACGCCGCAGGAAGAACGCCAGCGGCTCGTTGACGAGTTCAAGGCCGGCAGCATCAAGGTGCTCATCACCAAGCCCAAGATCCTGGGCTTTGGACTCAATCTGCAAATCTGCACGCGACAGGTATTCAGCGGCTTGCAGGACTCCTACGAGGAGTATTACCAGGCCGTGAAAAGGAGCAACCGCGTCGGCTCGTGGCGTCCGCTCAACGTCCACGTCCCCGTGACTGACATCGAACGCCCGATGGTTGAGAACGTGCTGCGTAAGGCACGTCGCGTCGAGGCCGACACCCGCGAGCAGGAGGCGATGTTTCGTGACGCTACTGCCTGACCACTCACCGTACGCCATACACCACGGCGACTGCATCCCGCACATGCTCGAGGACATGCCGCCGCATTCGGTTGATTTCTCCGTTTTTTCGCCGCCGTTCCCGAGCCTGTTTTCCTACACGTCAAAGGCTGAGGACATCGGCAACAGCGAGAACATGAAAGGCGAAGCCAAGATCCACCTGTCCTACTTCTTTCGCGGGCTCGCTCGCGTGCTGAAGCCTGGCCGGGCCGTTGTCGTTCACGTCATGCAGATACCCAGGCTTAAGCGTTCCGGCGAAGTAGGGCTGCACGACTATCGCGGGCTCAATATTCGCTTGGGTGAGCGGGCTGGGCTCGTCTACGAATACGACTGGGTGGTGCGCAAGAATCCGCAGGCGCAGGCGATTCGCACGCGAAGCCGTGAGCTCCAGTTCGCCGGCCTGGAGAGCGACAGGGCCAAGCAGCGTGGGTGCCTGCCCGACTACCTCATCAAGTTCCGAGCACCCGGCGAGAACGCACTAGCCATCGACTCTGAAGGCGACGTGTCGAGGAACGAGTGGATTGACTGGGCCGAATGCTGCTGGAGTGACATCCGCGAGACGAACACGCTGAACGTCAAAGAGGCCCGCAGCGAAGAGGACACGAAGCACATATGCCCGCTGCAGTTGGACGTGATTGACAGGCTTGTGAGGCTGTACAGCAACCCCGGCGAGGTTGTCTTTTCACCATTCACTGGCATTGGCAGTGAGGGCTACGTGGCACTGCAACGTGGGCGCAGGTTCTACGGCTGCGAACTTAAGCCCGAGTACCACGCCCAGGCGTTGAAGAATCTGGCCAAGGCTGAGCGGACGCACCAAGCGAATAGCAAAACTCTCTTCGATGCACAGGAGGCCGTGGCATGAGCGATTATTACCAGAGCGATGAGAAGAGGCTCGCCGAGTTGCCTTTGTTCGGCTCGTTTGGGAAGTCGCTGGCTGTGGTTGTTGAGCCGGCGCAGCAAATGAAAGAAACGTCGAGGGACTTTCATGCAAGCAGGCAGGCCCAGCAGCACGCTCTGACAAAGTTGCGAGCCGGCCACGGACTAACAAAGGCTGTTTACGAACAGTCGTTCGGCGATGGCAGGCGGCTAGCACCAGCAATTGAGCAACTTCGTAATGCTCACGGATTCTCGATTGAAGGACACGGCACATGCAAGAAGCCGTACAGGCTTTGTGATGTTTTGCAGCGACCAATGATGGCGATGGTAACGCCAGACATGAAGGCGATTTACTACACGCTGCCGCATTGGCATAGGGTCAAGCAGGAACGCCATGCACGGGACTCGCATCGGTGCGTCCTGTGCATGTCCGGGTCAGACCTTCGGTGCCATCACGTGTCGTACAGCAAGCTCTTCAATGAGCCGATCGAAGACCTGATGACCCTGTGCGAGACATGCCACGAAAGGGTTCATGAAGAATGTCGGCTAAAGTTCCCGAGCGGTGTGTCCGTTCAGTATGCCCATTGGTTGGGCTGGAAAGAGTTTGAGACATGGCTGCTGCCGTAACGAGCGTGGCAAAGATCAGCGAGGCCCGACGCGCGTTGGCGTCGGCGCAGACGCTTGATGACGTACTGAGCATTCGGGACCAAGCGAAGGCATTGGAGGCGTGCCTAAAAATCGTTGGCGAAAGCCTAGAGGCGGCGAACGACGCAGCCGAGGTGAAGCTGCGTGCCGAGCGGAGGGCTGGCGGAATGCTCGCCGAAAGAAACGACGCGAGGGGGAGAAACCAGCACTCGCACGAGGATGCTGACATCGTGTCAGGACCCTCATTAAAAGAACTTGGAGTTAGCGAGCAGCAGTCGTCTCGTTTTCAGCGTGAGTCCAAGGTTGATGACGACACGTTTGAGCGGTACCTCGCGTCATGCCGCGAACAGCAACGTGAGATTACGCAAGCCGGCTTACTCAACATTGCCAAGGGCTGCCACGTCTCGGCCAACAGCGGAGAAAACGAGTGGTACACGCCGCGGGAATACATTGAGGCGGCCCGCGATGTGATGGGCAGCATCGACCTTGACCCGGCCAGCTGCGATACGGCCCAGGCCAACGTCAAGGCTCGGCGGTTCTACACGGCCGACGACGACGGTTTGTCCAAGAAGTGGAATGGAAACGTTTGGCTAAATCCTCCCTACGGGAAGGACGTGATCGGCTTGTTTGCAGAAAAGTTGGTCGATGAGTCTCGCCGCTTTGACCAAGCCGTTGTGCTTGTCAACAACGCGACAGACACAGCGTGGTTCCATCGGCTTGCTTCTGTCGCGTCCGCCGTCTGTTTTATTTGCGGTCGGGTGAAGTTTCTCGACAAGAGCGGCAATCCTGCAAACACGCCAGTGCAAGGTCAAGCAGTTCTCTACGTCGGCCGAAGCGTCGAGCATTTCAGAAGTCGGTTTTCGGAGTTTGGTCTTGTTGTTATCCCCGTGCGTGACGTTCTTAAGGCCGGGACGCTTTACGACCTCGGACATCGCTAAGGAGGCCACGGATGGCACGCACCCGTAGCATTAAGCCGTCGTTCTTCAAGAACGAGTTCCTAGCCGAGTGCGAGCCGATGGCTCGTCTGCTCTTCGTCGGACTCTGGACGCTGGCCGACAGCCAGGGCCGCATGGAGTTCCGGCCCATGCGGATCAAGGCTGAACTTTTCCCGTATGAGAACTGCGACATCGTTGGCCTGCTCAAGCAGCTGGCCGACAGGGGCTTCGTCCGAGCCTACGAATCGGGCGACGTGAAGGTGCTTGAGATCCCGACTTTTGGTGAGCACCAGAGGTGTCACCCCGACGAGCGTGACGAAGGACTGCCGCCAGCCGACGAATCGGCGGAAACCATCGTTTTTCCCGAGCGAAACGCAAAACCGGGAAATCCGGCGCTTGAGCCGGGAAATCCCCCGGCTTCTTGCGCCTTTAATCCTTCTTCCTTTAATCCTTCTACCTCTAATCCTTTGGATGCTCCGAGCACGCCGCAGCGGCGGCGTTGCTCGAAGCCAGCCGATCCGCTTCGGTGGACTGCGGAAACCGGCTGGGAAGGAATCACCGACGCTGACCATGCGGAATGGTCGCAGGCTTATCCGGCGGCTGACCTTCCCGTGGAGTTTGCCAAGGCCACGCAGTGGCTTAAGGCAAACCCGAAGAAGGCACGGAAATCGAACTGGCGACGTTGGCTGACCACGGTGTGGCTCAGCAAGTGCCAGGATCGTGGTGGCACCCACCGAGAGGCTGCACGGCCTGGCGTTGTCGATGACATCGCCCGCAAGGCCGCACTTGACCGCAAGGCCAAGGAGTTCGCTGGCATGAGCCCAGCCCCGTACCGGCGACCGAAGGAGCTCGCCGGGTTGACACCCGACTTATCACTCAAGGAAGAGACATGACCCCAGAAAACACCACCACCATCGAGCGTCTGCCGCTCACGCCTAGCCAGCAGCGGGCGTACGAGTTCATTGCGTCCACCGCCGGCCTGTGGGGGCCAAGCGTCCGAGAGATCGCGGCCGGGCTCGCCTACAAGTCGCCGCGCGCGGTGACCGGCATGCTCGAGCAGCTGGAACGCAAAGGCTGGATCACACGCGAGCCGGGCAAGTCCCGTGGAATCAGGGTGCGAACATGACCACAGAAAGACTCATCAAGCGTCTGCTGCGTTTGCAGGGCGGCTGCGTCAACGCCAGCGAAGACAGCGAGAACTGGGAGATGCACGACGCCCTGGTGGCGAACGCTCGCACCATCGGGATCGCCATCGCGTCCATCAAGACGCTCAAGGCCGAGAACGACGAACTGCGGGCCAGACTCGTCAGGCAGGCGTGCTACTTCGAGCACATCGAAGCACGCGAACAGCCCAAGACGTGGCCGCTGCTTGAGGACACGGGGGAAGACCTATGACGCTCTCAGACTTCGTGTGGTTGGCAATAGGCGAAACACTTCTCGCGGGCACTTTCGCTCTCGGGATCTTGGTTGGTGTGTCTCTTAATCGAAAGGGCCAAAGGAATGGCAACTGCAACACGGGAACGGAAGACGAGTGGAATCACACTGGCAACGTCAACGCTAAGGGCGGCTCTTGCCGACGTGCTCAGGGCTGTGCCAGCACGGCACGCGAAGCCAATCTTGGCCAACGTCCGACTAGGTGACGGGCTGCTGACTGGCACGGATCTCGAGGTGCGGATTGACCGCGAGATCGACTACCACGGCGACGCCATGCTGCTGCCTGCGCACAGGCTCAACGCCATCCTGCGGGCCGCGACCGGCGACGAGGTGTTTCTGATTCCGAAGGAGTCCAGCGTCACGGTGAAGTGCGGCTCTGGCTCGTGGACTTTGCCAACCGAGGACGCTAGCGAGTTCCCAACGTGGGACGCTGGCGATCTGAAGGCAATCTGCCGTCTGCCAGCTGACCAGTTCTGCAGGGCCGCCAAGGCCACGACGTACGCCACGGACACCGAGTCCAGCCGCTACGCACTGGGTGGCGTCATGCTTGATGTGGAAGCAACCGCAGACGGTTCACGACAGCACTGGGTTGGCACTGACGGTCGACGCCTGGCGTGCGTCGAGACTGAAAGCGACGATGCCGTGGACGCCTCGCAGACCATCGTGCCGTCCAGGTTGCTGGCGACGGTGGCAAGCATGGCCACGGGTGACGGCAGCGTGCAGGTGGAGTCCAACGGCAAAGAAGTCCGCTTTTCGCTGGACGGCTGCACAATCACGGGCCGGCTCGTGGACGGTCGCTATCCACGATGGCGTGACGTGGTTGGCGAGGCGGAAGGCGAGCCCACCGTGATCGACGTGGTGGAGCTGCTCCAGGCGGTGCAGTCTGCGGCCATCGTCACCAGCGAGCAGTCCAAGGGCATCTCTTTGACGTGGACGGCCAGCTTGCTGGTGCTCGTGGGCCGCTCGAGCGAGTACGGGGAAAGTCGCGTCATTTGCCCGACGATTGCGGCTGGCTCAACGGCAAGCACCAAGCTTGACCCGAAGTTTCTGGCCCAGTTTTTGGCGAACCTGCCAGCCGACGAAGAGCCGCATGTTGACGTGTACGTGAAGGACGCTCAGAGCCGCGTGCTTCTTCGCTGCGGCCCGTACACGGGCGTGATCATGCCGCTTGCGGAGGACGCATGAAAGCCAGCGAAGCGTCACGCAACCACTCGCGGGCTGATCTCGTGCTGCTGCACCAGCTGTGGGCGGAAGGCGTTACATCGTCAGAGATTGCCAAGCGGTTTGGCGTTGCTTATTCCACCGTTACGAAGTGGGCACAGCGGTACAAACTGCCACGCAGGACGCTGCACCCAGCTGACGAGCCCGAAGCGCCGACGCCCGAGGACGATGCCGCATCGCTAGACGGGCTGGCGCTGTCGCCGTGGGTTGAGGAGCGGGCCAAGGTTGTGAGGGAAAAGCACTACGACAACAGACGGCAAGTAGCCACAGAACACGCAGGATAAGCGGCGGCTCCGCCGTCCGCTTTATCCGCTGGTTCTGTGAGCGTAGAGGAGAGACATGAGTGACATAGTTTTTGATCGGATGCTGCTTGACCACATGGAAAAGATGGCCGCTCTCCGCAACGACGCTGACCGGCTGGTGATCACAGAGGCCGAACGGGACGCGATTGCATGGGCATCAAAGACGTTGTGCGTCGGCTGGCATGACCTAAAACCAAAGGACAAGGACCGCAGCAGGCAGGCTGCGGCGACACTGAAAAGCCTGCTGGAGCGGATCGTTTAGCCACAGAACCAGTAAGTATGCGGACCCGTATATCCGCCACCGCTGGCCATATATCTCCAAGCCGTCAGCGCCGTGCAGCCGCTGGCCGCAGGCTTGCCGCGTTAACGCGGATTATCTGCCGCATATCTCGCAGTCGTGTCACGCCCTGCGACACGATGGCTGAACGTATGTCAAAAGCAACGAAAAGCGAACGCTTTTGCTTACGAGTGGGGCGGCCCTAATTCCTTGACACGTTTGCAATCCTGCTGGCTGTGGATTGTTTCCCAGTCACAGGAGGACTGCTATGCGTTTCGTTTTGCTTCTCGCCGCCCTGGCGTTCGCGTCCGTTGCCAACGCTGACACCGTGGTGGCCCGTCGTGGTTCTGTCATCAGTGCCCAGGATCACGCCGTCGTGATCGCTCGCCGTGGCTCGCTCGTGCATTCCAGCTGCGGCCAGATGGAAGGTATCGGAAGCGGGCCCAGTCCATCTGCAGCACGTCAGTCGTGTTGTTTCTTCAACGATGCCATGGCAGGCCGCCGCGTCATCGTTGACGAGGGCGTGGCCTACTCGCCCGTCGCCCGTCGCTGGTTCGCAGTCATCCGCTATCGGTGAGCCTTGGCCGTCACGTTCACCGTCGCAGGGCAGCCCGTCCCACAGCCGAGGCCGCGAGTCTCGACTGCGGGCGGGTTCGCCCGTGCGTACGTGCCAGGGAAGCACCCGGTGCATGCGTACCGCGAGGCTATCGCAGCAGCTGCTCGAAGTGCTGGGCTCACGACAACAGGCGAGCCGCTCAACGTGGTGATTGATGCGGTGTTTGAGCGCCCGAAGTCGCACATGAACAAAGCAGGCGTAAAGAGCACGTCTCCGCGACTGCCTAGGCCCGACGTAGACAACATCGCCAAGGCCGTGCTCGACGCGCTGCAGGACGTGATGGGCGATGACTCGCTTGTGGGCCGGTTGGTGGTGGAGAAGTCGTACGGAACGGAGGCACGCACTACCGTGCGAGTGTCGTGAGCAACGCTAGCCTGTACCGATACCTGACGTATCACTGCGTCCATTACCCGGTGCGCCATTACCTTGAGATCGGCACACGAGACGGTGACAGCCTGCGAGTCGTGCTCGAGAACACGTCTGAGATTCAGTCTGTGTGGGTTGCTGATCTTTGGGGCACAGACTACGGCGGAAGCGGGCGTGGCAATCACCAGCACATTGACCAGCTGCTGGACGATTTCAACTTTGACGGCCGCCGTGCTTTCCTTGATGGCAACAGCCGAGACACGATTCCGGCGCTGATGCCAGAGAAGTCCAAGGCGTTTGACCTAGTGCTCGTAGACGGCGACCACTCTTTTGATGGCGGAATGGCTGACCTTGTTAACGTGTGGCCGCTGGTGAAGCCAGGCGGTGCAGTCGTGTTCCATGACATCACGCACCCGGCTCACTTGGACTTGCAGCGGTGCTTTGATGAGTTTGTTGCGTCCAAGAATGCGCCGCACGAAATCATTGCTGAGCCATATGGCGTAGGAGTCGTGTGGAAACGATGAATCTTCCAGCACACCTCTGGCATCCATTTGAGTTGTTTGGCGAGTCGTACGCCAAGCGTGTCAAAGAGGGCGCTGCCCGGCTGCGAAACTCACGGATTGCTTTTGTGGGCCTTGCCCGGAACTGTGCCGTGCGACTTGCTCAGAACCTGGGCCACCTTGAGCAGCTGCAGGATCTGTGCGGCTCTTGGTCGCTGCACATTGAGAGCAACGACTGCGAAGACGCCACACTAGACGTGCTGCACGACTACTGCCGCGAGAAGCCGCAGGCCACGTTTCACTATCAAATCCTAGGACGCGAGCATTACGGCGCAGAGTTCGCCGGCCCCCGCACGATCGCCCTGGCCGAATACCGCGACTCGTGCCAGCGGTGGGTACGGGCCTGCTCGCCCGACGCGGACTATGTAGTTGTGATTGACTGGGACGCATGGGGCGGCTGGAACCATCACGGCGTGCTCAACGGTTTTGGCTGGCTCGTTGAGTTACCGGGTGCGTACGGCATGGCCAGCGTGTCGCTCAATGAGTGGAAGATGATTTCGATGGGCGACGATGGCAAGCCAACTCTAGGGAACGGGTGGACGCACTATGACGCCTGGGCCTTGCGTGGCGTTGGTCAGTCTGGTTGCTACTTCGATGACTACACGGCCGGGCTAGGCGGCTGGAAACACCAATGGCTGCCGCCGGTTGGCTCGCCGCCCGTGCTCGTCTCGTCTGCGTTTGGGGGCATGTGCATCTACCGCACCGATGCCTATCTGAAGGGAACGTATGACGGCGTGAGAGACTGCGAGCACGTCCCCTTCCATCAAAGCATCGCTAGAGCCACGGGCCAGCACCTGTACCTAAACCCGTCGCAGCGGATGCTGATGAGTTGGATGCCTGAGCCATGCGTGGAATCACCTCAACCATAAGCGTGGCCGCGTTCCACGCCGACTGGATGACTCACATGCCCATGCGGGCACTCTGTGAGCGTTGGACGATTTCCCGTGATCAGGTCATCCGCCTGGCCGTGGTGTGGGAGTTGCCCAGACGCCACGACAGGAAGCTCAGGGCAAAGCCGCTCAGGCAGCGAGATCCCACAACGACAGAGATTCAGCAGGCGTGCATCCGCATCCAGGCGACGTGGAGCAAAGACGTGGAAGAGGAGCGGCGAGTCGTGAAGTCCCAGGCGTTTTCCATGAAGCGGATACCGCTCGACAGCGATGCCCGGACGCACGTTGAGTACGACGGCGAATGCGACTTATGGGAGGCGAACCGATGAACGCACCTAAA